GGTCAAGACAGAATTCTTTGGCAGCTTCCCATTTGGCGAGATTGACTCCCCATTGTTTGACTTCGTTGATGAATCTTTTTGTTTTGCGAGAAGGCCTTTTTGGTTCTTGTGTGAATCGTTTTGGCTTCACCTCAACAAGACACATTCTTACTTTATCTTTGCCTTGTATCTTGACAATAAAATCTACAAAGTACCGATGTATTTTATTGTCAAGGGGTGAACGATAAGGTATCACTATCTCTTCACTGCCCCATTCTAATACAGAATCGCTGATGTCACACCAGTTCATGAATTTTAATTCGTAGCTAGAGCGATAAGTGATTTGTCTAACATTGCCTTTATACTTCGCAGGATTTCTCGGCTGGAATCTTCCTGAATAAACTTCTTTTGAGTAAGTCATAGATGTTATAAATAAGTTGAAAGTAAGTCTATTTATTCAATAGGAAACACAAAACAATGGCTACTATAGTTAAAAGAGCGGATCTACCAAGAGCCCTAACTGTTGCTGAGATGGACGGCAACTTTGATAATCTAAATAATGATAAAATAGAATCTTCCAACGGCGTTGCAACAGGCACATTAACTGCTGAAGACATCACTGCTGATAATCTAGTCAATACTGTTATTAGAGGAAAAGTTCAGGCACTAGGAAATGTTACTGGAGCTGTAAACATTGATACTTCTGCTGGTGATACTGTAACTTGCACTATCACTGGAAATACTACATTTTCAGTATCTAATCTTGTATCTGGTTCTGTAAATACTATCTATTTTGTAATAGAGAATATTGGAGCAGGAACTATAACCTGGCCTGGTACTACAACATTCAATACTGGTGGTGCAATACAAACTAGCCCAACTGGCAAGACAATGGTTATATTAGACACTGTTGATAACGGCGTTACATTTATGGGCGTTCAGGCTTGGCGAGACTACGAATAAGGATAATCTCCAATGAGTTGGACTAGAAAATTATTTGTCCAGGGCGGACAGACAACGAGTGTAGATACTAGTTTTATTACAAACTATACTACTTCATGGAATACTAATACTACATCTAATACTGATGTGGTAACAACTAGACTCACCACTACTGTCTGGCAAATTCCGAGAAACACGACAACCACATTCAACACTTCTCGTATCACAACTGGAACATTTAATAGTAATACAACTACTACTTGGAATACCACAGGCACTACTAGCACCTCATGGATGGATAGTAGAAATACTACTATGTCGGGCAGTAGAAATACAATTACTACTTTTGCAACTAGTCAGTCAACACTATATTCTAGCAACACTACTACGTCTTGGTCTACAGATGTTGTAATTGATACTAGAGATAGCAGAAACACCACTGTGGCATATACTACGTCTTGGTCCACAGATGACAGTGGTAGTAGAAACACTACTGTACCGTACACTACAACTTGGCAAGAATCTGCTGGAAATACGACTAGTTCTTACGCATATACTACGTCTTGGAGTACAAGTAGAAATACTACTAAATCTACCAGTAGACTAACTCCTGTATATCAACAAACATGTGGAGTTGCGTCAACTACATATAGTACTTCTTGGACAGAAAATACTTCTCATCCTACTTCTGTGACTGTTAATACTACTGTAGCAGGATCAGCGAGTGGATGCTATCTATACAACCCAGACGGATCACCAGCAGGTACAACTGGAGGATTTACTCCTGGATGTTCGCCGGGTGGCTGTACAGGTCCAACAGTAGGATATGGTTATGTCACAGTATGGGGATTTATTCAACCAGGTGGCGCCCCTTGTGCTGAAGACGATAGAGGACTAGGTGATTGTGTTCTTTATGTTTCTTCATATGTCGCAGAAGAATGTTATGTGTGTGATGAAACTTGTCCAACGTCATACTCTTCTACATATTTAACTTATTATCCAGGAGCTACACAATCAAGAAATACTACTGATACTTATAGTTCTTGTTATAACACAATTGTAGGATATGAGACTACTGAATGGGATTATCTAGGTTCTACAAGTTGGAATACGAGTAGAACAACTACTGGGACCACTTCTGTACCTACGTACACTACATACTCAAGAGTTACTTACACTACTTACACTACTTCTTGGAGTGGTACTAAAAATACATCTAGGGGAACTAGCACTACTTACACTACCAACTGGGGCGAACTTATAAACACTAGTACAATTACTGACAGATCGACTACTACTAGCTGGAGCGATACTACTGTTTGGAATACAAATTCTTCAACTACTACTGTTTGGGATACCATTGGAAGCACAAGTTGGACAGATTCTAGAAATACTACGACCACATTCCCTACAAATAGTGTAACGACTACTTCGTGGACTGGTGATAATTCTACTTCGTGGTCAACTTCGGCTACTACTAATACGAATTCAGAAGATTCTAGAAATACAAGTACTGCTTGGAGTACTAATGCTACTACTTCTTGGTTGACTGAAGAATCATCAAATACATCAACTACCACTAGTAGAACAACTAGTTGGACAACAGAATAATATTGGAGAACAATAATGCTATATGCTAAAATAAATGTAGAAACTAATGAAGTGTTAGAGTTTCCTATTTTTGAAAAAGATCTCAGAGAAAAACATCTCAAAGGAACTACTATTCCCAAGAAGATTACAGATTTTTCTTTAGTTGGAACACCTTATAGATGTGTAGAACCTAAACTTACTTCAGAAGTGAATTTAGTAGCGTCATATACACAATCAGTAGAAGCTGTAGGTGCAATATATAATGAAGAGACAGGAGAATTTGATCGGCAATATGGGTTGGTCGATGTGCCTGAAGCTAAAAGAGAACTAAGAAAAGAGTTTCGTTTAAATGAATTGAGAAAAAAACGAGAAGCAGCATTTGCTAAGTTAGATGCTAAATTTCTTCGTCATGCAAGCGAAGTTAGATTAGGGCTTTCTACTACAGATACAATTGAAGACTTAGACGCAAAGGCGGAGGCTCTTAGAAATGTAACTGATGTAGAAAATTTGTGGGCAGTAACAAACGATTTTTTTGATGTATAAATAATTTTTTTATAATGAGACTATATTATGGATCTTGATCTTTATAATGAGATGACTGCGAGTAAGAATCAGCTAAGTGAAAAAGACTTAGCTCCAAAAAAAGAAGAAGAAGTTAAGCCTCGTCTGGCAGAAAATAAAATGTCAGATCGTTTTCACGAACGAAAAAAGATTGGTCCTTACGCTGTTAGATCGATGAGAAATCAGTGGGCGGCTGATAACGAAGATTTGGTTCGCTCACTTTCTCCATGGCCTATAACATATGATGTTAGTTCAGTACAAGGAACTAATTTCAGCGAGTTTACATATACAGAATTTGCTGGTGGAGGAATCTGGGTCACTACTCAGTCTAGAGAAGTAAACTGCCGTCTCATTGACTTCGCATCAAAAATAGATTCAGGCAAAGAAGGCGAAGAATTGTTTGAAAAGTTTGTTGCCTCATTCTCAGACAAGTATGAGTTAGAAGAACTTGACGAAAAATACAAAGACATTAAAAGCGCAGTATTTCTTCCTGGTCACAACTTACTAGACTTAGTAGACACTATAGCATTAGAAAAACTTTTATTTGAAGAAGATGATGTAAAAGTAAAACCACATCCACTGACTCATGCCGACGCACTGAAAATGGTTAGCAAAAAATGTGGCTGGCAAAAAGTACTTCCTAAGAATGTGTCGGGCGCTAAACTTTTAGAACAATGTGATACAGTTTATAGTACTACTGCATCTGAAATGATTATTACTGGAGCAGCACTAGGAAAAACTATACACGACTTGTCGCTATGGACAGCATCGGGAGCAGGTGTTTATCAGCCTTTTCATCGTATAATCACATATATACAAAAGAGAGAAGGCAAAGAAGCAGCTAAGAAAGCAATCGCTAACATTCTAGCATGTCCTTGGTCTGGTGTAGTGTTTGAATTTATGCCTGATTACGAAGAAAGATTGAAACTTTACTTCGATAAAGCATTAGAACTCAGAGAACTCTATCGTCCTCTTTCTACTGGCAGAGGAATCATTGATAAGAAGGTACAGAAAAAGTGAAACCTGAACATTTAGAGCGAGCTAAAATTTGTAATGAGTGTGAACATCTCAACAAAACAATAAGTCGATGTCGCAAATGTGGCTGTTGGATGCCAGCCAAAACTCGTCTTAATTGGGCAGAATGTCCAATAGGCAAATGGGGCAAGATAGAAAAACCTGCTAAATAAGATTCTTAATCATTTCAAATTCCTGTTATAAATAAAGAAAACGATTCTGTATACAGGAATTAAAATGACAGATACTGCCGATCCCGTAAAACAACCGACTGGGCAACAGCAAAATAGAACTTCTGCGCCCGGACGCCTTGCTGACAACGGAATAATTTCAGAAGAACAAGCTAATGAAATGCGTTTCCTTCAAAGAGATGATGAGTCTGACACTTCTTTATCTGAAGATCAGCTAAGAAAATTAAAGCCTTACATCTTTACTGGTCCAGAAGAAACTATGTTTCAGTATCCTATGAAAGTAGGAGAAACTGATGACCAGCCTCACAGTGTTCGTTTTTATATCAATGCCCGCTCTAATAGTAGAGTAGCTGAAACTACAAATGTCGATAGACAATCTATAGATAGAGATTGGGCCGGTCCCATGCCTCCACTAGAAACTGCAAACTCTACTAGTGAAAATCGTAAAACCGCAGAACAGGCCGCAGCAAGTACAAAAGGAGCTGCTGGAGTTGCTGGCTTTACAATAGGAACTGGTGCAGGAACTAAATTTGTAAACATGCTGTCTGGAGGCAATGGCGCTAGTGCTCTCGGAAAATCCGCCGGTGCGGTTGTGGGAGGACTTACAGGCGCCGGCATCGCCGCTTTAATAAGCAATGCTGTAATAGAAGTTGTAAAAAAGGTAAGAACTCTTGGCGTCATAGAGCTTTATGTGTCTGCACCTCCTGTTGCTCAATACTCTGCAAATTGGGAAAATAAAGACTTGGGTCCTTTGGCTGGATTGTCAGATGGATTTAGTGTTGAAAATCTTTTAGGAGAAGGTGGGCTTGGTGATCTTGGAGTCAGAGGTTTAATAAGAGCCGCTGCTAACTTGCCTTCGCAGTTTGGTATTGGCGGAGAATTAGGAGCATCTTTAGATTTAGCTTCTGCTAAAGTAGCTAATCCGTATAAAGAGCAACTATTTTCTAACATGGGATTTAGGACGTTTGCTTTCAATTATAAATTTACACCAAGAAATCAAGCTGAGTATGAGCAAGTAAAAAGAATAATACAGTTATTTAAATATCATATGCATCCTGAAGTATCTCCATCTAAACTATTTTTAGAATATCCTTCTGAGTTTGAAATAAAATATTTTTACAAAGGCGAAGAAAACGAACACCTTAGCAAAATTTCTTCATGTGCTCTGACCGATGTTAAAATAACATACGGCAATCAGGACGCTTTCACTACTGTTAAAGGTCAAAACGGAGTTCCAGCTGAAATAAATATGCAGTTAGCATTCACTGAACTAGAAACACTAACTAACGAAAGAATAGCGGATGGATTCTAATGTTTTTTAAATCAATTCCTTTTATAAATTATAAGTTAAAAGACAAGTCCGTTATAACTAAAGACATTTTTAGACGAGTCGGACTTGATAGACAAATCAATAGCAGACTAGCATTAGAAGCGTATTATGTGAAAGATGGAGAAACTCCTGATATTGTTGCTAACAATATATACGGATCTTCTAAGTATCATTGGGTATTATTGACTGTAAATGATATCGTCAATCCTTATGAAGAATGGCCTAAAAGAGAGGCAGAATTATTCGAATATACAGAGTCGAAATATGGTGTTGGCAATGCCTTAAAAGATCATCACTATCGTTTAACTTCTAATACAGATATTATTGTTGATTATGATCCTGTTAAAATAACAGAGAATACAATTCAAGCAGTGTCTAATTTAGATTTTGAAATAGAATTAAATCAAGAAAAACGACAAATATTTTTGTTAAAGCCGGAGTATCTTGCTGGCTTTATAACTAATTATAAAAGATTGATGGCACAATAAAATGGACGCTTCAACAGAGACTCTGATACACGCAGGTGATTACAAGATAGAACAATTGTTAATCACTAGCCCAACTACGGGAGAGAGTGCTGATATAACAGAGTTTATGTTAGAGATAAATCTTTACGAGGATTTATTTTCTTTTTGTATGTCTGGCAATGTTATTCTTGCAGATGCCGCTAACTTGATTAGTAATTTACCAATATTAGGCAATGAATACATTTCATTAAAACTTAGAACGCCTACTCTAGAAGACACGCCAGATAATGTGATAAGTAAAATTTTTCAGATGTATGCTATTTATGACAGAGCACTGAATGATGATAGATCTCAATTTTACAACATATCTTTTATGTCAATTGAAGGATACGAAAATCAAACAACTGTTATAGGTAAGTCATACAACGGAACTACAGACGAAATTGCATCAAAAATTTATGAAGATTATATTGAAGTAGACCGTCCTCTTTTTATATACGATCTGCCACACGTTAGTAGAATAAAGTACACTTCAAATCATTGGACGCCTTTTAAAAATATGAATTTTTTGGCAAAACGAACTAAAGGAGCAACATTAAAAGGTTCTGATTTTTTGTTTTTTGAGAGCAATAAAGCATTTTACTATGCTAGTATTGAATCTATTATACACGCTCAGTTAGAATCTGGAATATTTGATGAATATGTGTTAGAAAGAGATGGCTCTGATATGCCAAGAAGAATAACTGATGTACAATATACCGGAAATTTGATGCCGCCATTTATGACAGCAGTTGAAAATTTGAAGATGATAACTACGCTTGACACTATGGATGGCAATAATAGAGGAGCATTTGCTTCTGTCATAGACGGCTACGACTTTTATACTAAAAAAATAGTTAGAACTGATTTTGATTTTGTTGAAGATATGAAAACTTTTAAGAAGACTGGCCCTAAAAATATTTTACCAGAAAATTTAAAAAGAAATGGTTTGGCTAGTAAAGCATATTATTCGCAAAATTCTGGATTATACAATGACTTTGGAATTACTGACGAAGAAGATATTCCTGCAGGAAGTACCGCTCAAAAAATTAATGATAGAATAAGCAATAGAAAAAGCTATTTGAATTCATTCGAGAATTATAAATTTGAGGCAGTGTTGCCAGGAAGAACTGACATACAAGTCGGCAATGTTATTAGTTTATTATATCCATCTGCCGAAGCTCCATCTGATGATATAACTACTCAACTAGATCCGTTGCTATCAGGTTTTTATGTTATTTCTGCTATACATCATAAGTTTAATGCAGACAGACATGTTATGACAGCAGAACTTATCAAAAATGGTTTATCAGATTCTCCTTCTTCAGTTGAACTTGTAGGAGAAGAATAGATGTATCCTAGTTTTAATTGGTGGATAGGCATAGTAGAGGATCGAGTTGATCCTGCAATGCTTGGCAGATGTAAAGTAAGAATCATAGGCTATCACACCGAAAATAGAATTGAATTGCCTACTGAAAATCTTCCTTGGGCAGTTCCAGTAATGCCTGCAACTTCGCCTAGTTTATCTGGTGTTGGAGAAACTCCTTCATTTGTACAAGGAACTACCGTTGTAGGATTTTTTAGTGACGGCGAAGACGAACAAATACCTGTTATCATGGGTACTTTGCCAGGCAAGCCTAGAAATAAAAGAAATAAAGATCAAGGATTTTCTGATCCAGCAGGAAAATATCCAAAATCTGAAGAAGATACTGGATACAATACAATAAGAGAATCTGATTTATCTCGATTGTCAAGAAATGAAGATGCAGAAAATCATGCTTCTTTAGAAAATAAAAGAGCTAATCGTCAAGAAGCAATACCAAGGGCGGCTGCTCCTCATATTGAATCTATACAAGACGACAAAGCAGGAGCAGTATACGACAGAGAGATTTGGGAAGAACCTCATCCTCGCTTTGGCGAAAAGGGTTGGCAGTATAATGCGTCAAATGAAGAGCCAAATTTTGACAATAAAACTTCCGTATATCCTTATAATAAAGTAGTCGAAACTGAAACTGGTCATGTGTTTGAGGTTGACGATACTCCAAACAACGGTCGTATTCACGAGTATCATAACGCTGGTACTTTCTATGAGATACAAGCAGACGGCTCAAAGACTACAAAAGTTGTTGGCGATGAATACGAGATAACACTAAAAGACAAAAAAGTCTATATTAAAGGCACGTGTGATGTAACAATTGGCGGTGATGCCAGAATGCTCGTAACTGGTGATATGTATCAAGAGATAGGCGGCAATCTTTTCACTACAGTTGGTGGTGATAGAATAACAAAAGTTGTCGGCAATGATATGACAGAAGTATTGTCTGGTCAAAGTACGAATGTCTCTCGTAGCAGTTCGTTTAGAACTGGAGGTAATCATACAGATACTATCATTGGAAATAATACTCAAACTG